AGGCAATAAAAATAATTCTTCACCATCTACTATGGTTCGTTCTAATACCATATCAGCAAATAAAGGATTACCTACTGATACTATCATAGCATGACCTTTTACATTATCTTCAAAAGTTACTATACTATTATTTATATCAATGAATTCTATATCTTTGGGTATCATTTCATTATTATTTTCATCAAAACAGCTTATTAAAACGCCTTTATATCCTAAATTATGATTAATATTCCATATATTATTATCAATACTTTGTATATATACTAAATCAGGTTTTGATATATTAGCTACCCCTGATTTTAAATTTGTAGAAATAAAGTCTTCATTTATTAATATTGTTTCATCAGAATATATTTTTTCTTTATCTTTATTAAACTCAACATAAACATCTTTTTGTGAAAATGGATGTTTTATTACCCATCTATCTATATTTGTATATCTGATATTTGTATAATCAGGCTTTCTTAATAATACAAACCCATCAAAATTATATTCAAATGTTACTCTTATATTATCACCATCTAAAAATTCTATATCTAAAGGAATGATTTCATTGTAATCCATATCATAACATTTAATAAATATATTATTTGTATTCAAATCATGTTTAATATCAAAAGTTGTATAATCACTTCCACCAAAAAGTGCTATATGTGCATTATTAACGCATATAGAAAATTTTTTAATAGTAGTTAAAACATTTGTACTATATCTATCTAAATTCCCTTCATATAAAGCAATTGTTCTTTTATTTAAATATATTTCTGGTTTTAATAATATTTCATACTCTGCAACTTTATTAGCCGGCCTTAAATCTTTATAACAGAATAATAACCCTTCTATTATATCTTTAGGTAATATTTCTCTATATGTAATTGGTTCAGTAGATAAATCAAATTGTACTTTATAATAAGGTGTTAGTATATAATCATCTGCATTTAAAGAAAGATTATTATATTGATCTGTATATAATTTTAAAATAAAATCATCTGGATTAACATTACCATTTAAAGGTATATTACTTTTTTTAATCCATTTATCATATATAAAAAGATTATTCCATGTCCCCTGCGTCACTATTTTCCATGCCGCGTAAAAAGAGCCGTATGATCCTTTCTTTTTAAGATAATATGTTAGTTCTTTAATATATTCTCGTTTATTTAATATATTATAATTATCTATATTTATATTATAAAATGCTGCAAGATATCCTAAATATTTTTCATCTACTTCATATGGGTCTATCATTGACCATATGTTTTTCAATAAATTATAAATTTCTTGAAAATTTCTATCAAATTCCACTTCCATAAATTCTGTTAATTTAGGTGTTCTTTGATGATATGGTATGGCATTCATTACAAAGTCTTTCATACCATAAAACTCTATATGATATTGATTTTTATTAGAGTTGGATGATTCAATTTTAGATGAATTTTTTCTTTTATTAAATATTTTTCCAAAATATAAGAATTTTTTATCAGTGTTTACATAATTTCTTATAACAAAATCTTCGTTCCATAAAGTTTTAAAATAATCATTAGCATTTTTAATCAACCATTGATGAAATTGACTATCTTTTCTAAAATAAACTTCTTTATCATTGAGATCTTCTGGATCAAGTGATATATTAGGTGTATAAACTTCAAAATAATAAGAGCTACCTGATAATGTTTCTGTTAAAGTACTGCCATGTTCATATTGAAGTGTTATATGTTTTTCTAAATTAAAAAAATTCCCATTTATTTGATTATTCCATAATGGGGTAACAAAGATTTCTCTAAATCTATCTTCATCTTTAACAAATAATTGAATTATCCTATCACCAACCGCAACAATACCTTTGTTTTTTCCTGTTAAATATGACCCATTATAAGACCAATTAACTTGTTTTTTGGAGTAAGGGCCTTCCACTGTCTCATATTCAAAATTCCATATAACATCATTATAATCAAAATATTCAGTATTATTGTCCCAATCAGTAAATATAACTGGCCATAGATCAACTATTTTTGATTTTAAATCCTCTTCTATATTATAATTAAGGGATTCTAAATAATGTTCTAATAAAAAATATGCTGGTTCAGTAAATTTTCCCATTTATTATACCTCATTTATAATTATACACATATCCTTTGCTAAAGCAGGGAATTGATTTAATCCTATTTTTATAGGCTTTAAAATGTTTTCATATCTAGTATCGTACTCATTAACATTAAACATGGGAAAATTATTTTCTTCATTATAATCAAAAATTTTCATATGATCATCACTGTGTGAAGTATATAAAACAATATCTCTAAAAACCAAATTATTTATACCTCTAACATTATTAAATTTATTATTTTCTGTTTTTATAGAAGTATCTAGTATGAAATTATGTATATCTCTAAAATCAATTATTTGATTAAAATATACGTTAATTGGATCAAAATAATACTCTAATTTATTTCTGATATCTACAGAGATATTATCAAAATTATACATTCTTTTAGGTATAATGCCTATTTCAAATTTAAAATAAACTAAATTTGGTATAACAAATTCTTCATATGTGCTTAATATTTTTTTAGGTTCTATATATCTTTTTATATCATCTTGAAATACAGTATTAAAATTATATGGTATATCAATATTTTGTGATATATCAGGCGTCATTGGATCAATCCATTCTCTTGCTGAAGTAGGTATTGTATATGTTGACCAATTATAAGGAATAATAGAGATATATATTTTATTAAAATCATATATATTTTCTGATTTTGTTTCTTGCTCACCCCATATATTTGCCTTTAATATATCTGATCTTTTTTCTATATCACTTATGTAATCATCTTTTGTAACATTTCTGGATTGAGAATTTGCTATTTTTTTAGAGTTATTTTTTAATATTTGAGTGTTTTCTGGATTTGAACCATGTATTGAAGAAGATTCGTTTACATAATAAATTTGAAACCCTGGCAAATCAATATTTTTTGTTATGTTTTTTATAAAAGAAGTATCTTTAATAACCCAGTTTCTATTTTCAAGAAATGGCACATATTCCTTCATTACATTGCTAGTGCTTTCTGCACTATTTAAAAGATTAGCACCTAGTGTACCCCCTTTCCCAAGTGATCTTATTAAAACAACTCTTATTCTAGATTTTTCATTAGGTGTGTTCCTTGATTCTGAAAATTGTATATTATATCTACCATATTTATTATATGATAATTTATATACATTATCATTAATATCAAGGCCTGACATTTCATTATAAAAATCATCCACACGTGTCCATGCTTCTTCGTTAACATAAACTATAAGAGAAGGCCTTTCTTCATCATAAGGAAAAATGCCATGATCTATATTTTTAAATGGTAATATAATTGCATTATCAATTATATCACTATAATTATAAGTTTCTGTGAAAGGAACCCCTTGTTTTAAAGGTATCATAAATGTATGTTCTTCTATACTATCCTCATATGGTATAGTAATAGTATGATCCTTTATAGTAGTATACCATATAGTATCACCATTATTATTTGACATGCCTGTATTAAATGGGTACCATGCTGGTATATATAATTGATCCCCTTTTTTAAAGTATTCCTCTGTTCTTTCGTCATTATATCTTTTAACATTTATTTTTAAATCTATTTCTGCTGAAATATAACCTTTAGGTGAATATCCCCTTTGAGAAACAAGACTATGTGTTGTTTCATATAAATTAGTAGTATCAGGATAAACATTTTTGGCTACTTCGTTCATATAAAAATTTGTAAGATCGCCAAGATAACTCACTAATTCTAATAATAATGTTATATTAGCCCCTTCATAATTATAATCTTTAAATGTTTCTGTATTTTTTAATAAATTGATTAATTTTTCTTTCATTGAAAGAAAGTCTGTTTCAAGATATTCAGGTGTTAAATGTATTTTATCAGACATTTATATTTTTTCCTCTTTATTACATTACAAGTGTTTCGTTTATATTATAAATTTTATCTGAAACATCGTTTTTTAATCTAAATTCTAATTTTATATCTATTTTATTATTGTCTGGGTCTGCTATAGCTTTAAGATTAGTAACATATATTCTATCTTCCCATGTTATTATAGCATGTAATATTAAATCTTCAAGCTGTGATAGTGTTATATCATCTATTTGCTGAAACAAAAGATTGAAAATAGGCAATGCAAAACTAGGTACCATACGCCTAGAGCCTTGAAATGTTTTGAAGATATTGGTTATGCTATTAATAACAGCGTCAATATCTTCATCAACCTTCACATCACCATCATGTTGATAATCTAATGTTATATCTATATCTCTCCAAATCATAATGATGCTCTCTTTTTATTTATTACATATCATCGAATACATCAGGTGAGCCTGTAATTGATGTGCCAACTCCACAAAACTCTGTTACACAATCCCATCTTCTATGTGCCATTAAATCATTTATAAAAATATCAGGACTGCCACATAAACACATATTAACAGGGCAATGTGGACAAGTATGTACAGATAAGTCTTTCGGTGCTCTACTAGATGGCAAATCATTTGTTAATACATCACCGGACCCGGTGATCCTTATACCAGTTCAAAGATGAGGACAACATGGTAAACCATGACTACATATACCTATTGTAATATCTGTTATTCTGTTTTGTTCCCCGCCCATAAAAATTACCTCCTATCTATATTCATCTAAAGGATCCATTGATTCATCTCTTGCATTTTTTGACCACCTAAGCATAGATTGCCAACTAACTGATATATCAGGGTCCTCCCATTCAGGTGACATCTCTACTGATTTTATCATTATAGGTTTATCAATACTATCAGATATCATAAAATCTTTTCCATATATAAAACCATTGCCATCTAAATCTTGACTACTCATATATTCAGTTATTAAAACTGTAGCATATGGTGTGCTAAAATTATTATGACCAGAAGGATAACCACCCTTAGTTGGTATCTCTTCACATGTATGATAATGTGGATGCCAATGTGAACTATGAACATGGTTTATATTTCTTAATAAAGAACTACCATCTACTCCATCAATAGTATCCTTTTCATCTTCTTTACCCATAACATTTTGTAAATATTTAATAATAGATGCATTATTATCTCTTTCACTATCAATACCTATAATATTTTGTAAATAATTGATTAAAGAGTCATGATTTCTATTATCTGGATTACCTAATAATGAATCAATCAAAGGCAAATTATTAGTATTTTTATTTTGTATAGTGTCTGAAACTTGTGCTCCGCATCTATTATTAACATCATCCCATATTTGGCATTGACTTCCTATGCAATCATGGTAATGCATAGATACACCGCTTGTATAATTTCTTACATAATTACTCATATGTGGGCATGTTTTCATTTATAACTCCTTTACAATTTTATTAATTACAATTTATAAACTTGGCACATCTGGCTGTGGTCTTCCACAATTCAAATATATAATAGGTGCGTTTAGACTATATGTTCCTAAAAGTCTTTTTATTTCTCTACTATATATTTTCACATCTTTTTTTGCACCAACTACTTCTTTTTTATTTATATGAATTTTTTCTATTTGGTTCTGTTTTACATTATTTGTTCTATCTTTATCAATGGTTTGATCATAATTTTCCATTATATGTGTTTTTTTATTTTTATCAACTATTTCGAATTTATCTTTAGCGTTTCTCATTACAACATTTCCTTCTTTATCTATTTCTATATATGAATTAGAAGGATGATATACGTGTATTCTTTCTGCGCCTGGCGTGTTATCTAGTTCTATTGTTATTCCTGAATGAGTTGCTAATACAATATTATCGGGATATGAAGCTGCGTAATATGGATCTGGTTCATCCCATGTTCCATTTGGTGCTGTTGGTATGCCTTTATCTTTTTTATTTTTTTTATCACCCACAATAGTTTCTGTTAATATTTTATCAACAGTTGCTAATTGATGCATATCATTTTCACCTTTTTGATTAGGTTCATGAGGGAATGAAAAGGTATCAATTGGGTATTTTTCTGCTGGGTCCCAAAATCCTAATGGTGGTTTTCCTTTTGATGATTCTGCTGGTTTTCCTGGTAATGATGCTAACCATCTAGGTTTCATCATATTTCCTTCTTCAAAGTAAACTAATACTTGTGATCCTTGTAATGGTACGGACCATAAACCAAATCCAGTAACACCTCCTTCTATAGGAGATATAGCTGGTTCTGCCCATGGTAAATGATCAGTTGGTATGCCCTCAGTAGGTGTTTGTATTTTAATTTCTGTATGTATGCCATATACTCTTATTCTTACTCTGCCTAGTTTTTCAGGATCATTACGATCTTCTACTATACCTCTATAAAAACCATTTAATTTATTATCTCTTTGTTTCAAATCATCAAATTTGTTATTCATTTGTGTCATTTGTTCACCCTATTAAGATGGTACGTTAATATCATCATATTGATTTTTCATTAATACAAGTTTTTGTTGAAAATATGGTGGTTGTTCTTTATTAAAAAAATGAACTACTGATTTTACAAAATATTTTCCTGTAAAATTTTTGTTCATTCTATTTTTTAAAACAGATGGCCATTCTATTTGTATAACACCACCAGCTTTTCTAGCACTATGTCCTCTTACATATATTTCAATTAATTGTTGATTAGAATATTGTTTAATCCAATTATTATAATACATATTATCAACAAAATCCTCTCTATCTTCACCTGTTTTATAATATCTTGCACCTGATATAGATGGATCTAATATAGGCCATTGTGGTTTGCCTAATAAATGATCTTGAAATTTACCTCTAGCAGCACCATAAGAGCCTTGTTTATCAAAATTTTTCTTTCTTTTTATATCATACCCTAACCTATGACCGCCTGATAATCTTAACATTGACCCATTATCTATTCCAAATCTTTCAAAACTATATATTTTATTATCAAGATGTGGATTCTCACTGTAAAATCTATATTTTATATTATCTCCACCTTTAGGATCCATTATCTCCGCACCTTTTTTCATTAAATTAGGCAAAGAACATAAATTATACCCATCAAGATTTTCAAAACAAACATAACCAGGCAATCCTGTAACAATGCCTGTTGATCTCTCCATAAGATATTGAAAATTTTCAGCAGGTGATTTCAAATTTGTATGGAAATATTCAATCCGTTCATTTGAAGATTCAAAAGTTTTTGAATAAAATGTACTGCCAATCATGAACTTCATCAAATGTTCCATTATATCAGTAGTTTTTTTATTTTTCCATGATCTAGAATATTGTGTATAATGCCATTGATAGTATAAAGGAGATACAAAAATTATTTCAAAAACATTATCTTTTTCTAATTCAGATTGTGAAGGGGAATGTTTATTTATTTTATACATTTTAAAACTTTTTGATGCCCCACTGTATGAAATACTAACAGATTCACCAAGATATCCCCAAAAATTACCATCTTCTATAATTGTTGTATAATCAGTAAACCTTAATTTACCCATCATACAAAAAGAAAATACATCTTCTATAAAATAAAGTGATTCAATAGATGTGGTATCCACAACATATTCACTCCCATTTTTATCATATAAAGATACATTAAATAAATCTGTATTAAATTGTCCCATTATAAATTATAAATCTCCTTAAATTTATCTATTATAATATCATAATGGCCTTTTTTAAATATTTTTAACATTTGACCAGGGTATATTTCTTCAAAAGGATTAATGATATCATTAGTAAAACATATTAACCACCATAATTCAGTTGTTTTATACAAGTTTCCCGCTATATTATCCCACCAATCATTGTTTTCTACTACATATATATCATATAAATTGGGGTTATTTTTGATATCATCAGGCATTGTATAATTTTTAAAAATATTAAAGTAATAATTTGAACTATCATCTTTAATAATATTAAACATTTGCAATCTTGATTGTTCTCTTATCCCTGATACAACTATTTCATCTTCGTTATTTATAGATTGTTCTATATTAATTGGCATTATATATCCCCTTTTTAAAATGAACTCCTATATAATGGTTCCATATCTCTAAAAGATAAAACAAGTTCACATTTAGAAGGATATCCCATTCTATAAGGGCCATAATATGTTGGTTGAACAGATATTAATGCAGCGTTTTCTAACCTTATCAATTCAGAATTTATAGTATTAACTTTGAAAATATAAGGTAAT